GAGTAAAGCTTGGAATCTCTTCCAGGGGAATGGGTTCTGTAACAGAGGGCGCCGGAGGTAGCGTCACCGTCGAAGACGATTTCCAATTGATTTGTTTTGATTTTGTTTCCGAGCCTTCGACCCCTGGTGCATTTATGATGAAAGAGGCTAAGGATTTAAATTCTCCAAACATATTCACAAAGGCTGACCGCATCAATCGTTTATTAAACGAGGTGCTTGAAGATGGGTGACTGGTCAAGCTTTGAAAGAGACAAGTTTGTTACTGATGCGTGGCGCTCCTATTTAAAGGAGGCTGTTAAAGATATTTATTTGGCAAAAAATAAAAGCGGAGCAGGGCTTCAATCCTATATTCATCAGATGGCGAGAGGCGGCCCGAACTGGAGGGGGCTTGACAAGCAAGAGATAGAAAGCATTATAAGGGCTTTGTTCTCTGATTTTACTGCCGCTGGTTATAGTGTGCTCGATTCAGATGTATTAAATGAAATAGCAGGCTCGCCAATTTCCTTAACAAATACTTTGGCAGCGCTAGAGCAAATAAAAGATAAAGCACAAAAAACGGGAGTCGAGCAGATTCTTTCGGTGATGCTTAAACAAGATAGAGTCGAGCCAGAGACCACAGAAGAACCAGTCGCAGCAACGGGTGAAACCCTTCCGGGACCCGAAGAGATTCCATTTCCCATAAAAGAGCCAGTCGCAGCAACGGGTGAAACCCTTCCGGGACCCGAAGAGATTCCACTTCCCACAAAAGAAAAGCCTTCCGTCTCGCACACCTCGTCCGAAGAAGGGGAAGAAGAGTCAGGAACAAACCTATTGGATAAAATTCAACACGGGCTAGATGTTTTGGGGGTTGCAAATTTAATACCCGGAGGACAAATCATATCAGAACCAGCAACTGCTGCTAGTTTGCTTTTGAATTTGTCTAGATCGAAATATGATATGGCTTTGCTGGATTTAATAGGATTGGTGCCATTTTTTGGTGGCGCCGCCAAGGCAGGGAAACTAGGCGCAAGAGCCTCCAAGTTGGCAAAGATGGAAAAAGTGACCGATGCGATAAAAAAAGCAGAAAAAGTAAATAAACCGATTTTAATTCAGAAAGCTTTTAATAGCTTAATGTATGAACTTGAACCAACGAAAGTGTTGGACATTATTGATGGGACGATAGAGACGTTGGAAGACTATACTGATATAAATGTAAAACCCTTTAAGAAAGCATGGGAAGAGCGTAAAAAGGGATATATAAAATTTAAAGCCAAAGAAAGGCTAAAGAAAGAGAACAATTGGTCAAGTTTTGCAAAAGATAAGATCGTAACAGATTTGTGGCGATCTTATTTGAAAGAAGATTTGGCTGATGTAATGTCGGGATACATTGGTGGCATCAAGGGCATCGAAATTGAAAAAGACACCCCCGAAGAAACGGCGTTGGTTGTCCGTGCTGTAACCGCTTTACAGAAAGTAGAAACTATTAAAGACTCCTTAGCTTTGATTAAATCGCCGGATTTTGAGATGGCACTGAAGGAAAATCCTGAACTAGCTTTGGCTGTCTTGGGATCAGAAAAAATGAAACCATTGGCAGACGCATTAGCTAAATTAATGATTAATCGCGATCCGGGACAAATTATCAATTTTATGGTGAACATTCTCAAAATGAACCAGAAGGATGCAGAAACAACACTGTCAATGCTGAAAAGAGTGACGGGCGATTTTGGGTCTGAGATGACTTTTTTTAATTATGATAACGATATATTGGGCGAGGTGACATTGATACCTCAAGAACAATTTTTAAAGACTCTGGGAAATAGAATGAAACAAACTTTTAGAAAGGCAAAATTCTCATATCAAAAATTTACTATTGCTAATGCCTTAAGCCAGTTTTGGAAGGCATATATTGCTAATTTGCCTGGTCCACTACAGTTAGATGACCAACAAGTGTTAAATGCAAAAACAATTGCCAAGTTCGAAGTAGACTGGATTAAAGGCAACATTGACTTGAGGGACATAGACAAAGAAAAGCAAGAAATAATAAATGCGACCGAAGATGCGGCAAAAAAACCAGAAGTTAGGGCGCTCTTGACTGGACCAACCGAAGAGCCTGGACCAACCGAGGGTATAAAAAAGACTGACAAAATTATATTCGAACGCTGGCAAAGAATTGCCGGCACTATTTAAGAGGAAGTAATGAAGAAATCGGACCTAAAACAATTAATCAAACCATTGGTTAAAGAATGCATCCACGAAGTCCTTTTAGAAGAAGGGCTTTTATCTAATGTTGTAGCCGAAGTTGCAAAAGGAATGCAGGGTAATCTTGTTGTTGAGACAAGAAAACAACAGCCAGAACAAATGTTTAACGAGAACATGCAGATGAAAAGAAAGACAGATGAGAGCAGAGAAAAACTCAAAGAACACAGAAAGAAGTTATTGGATGCCATTGGGGCGGATTCCTACAATGGAGTAGATCTCTTTGAAGGAACTCAGCCACTTTCAAAACCGGGACGTGCTGGTGGTGGCCCAGAAATGCCGCCCGTCTTGGGGGAAGATTCCGGAGATGCCGGCGTTGATATTAGTTCAATCATGGGTAACGCCTCCAAAGTTTGGCAGGCAATGAAATGAGCAAAGCGGTCAATGTATCAGTCAACTCGAAAGAGTGCAAGGGCGATGTTTATAAGATGATCAGAAAGTTCATCAAGAAAACCAAAAGAGAAAGAATTGTTGAACAAGTGCGCGAGCGCAAATATTATGATAAGCCATCTGTTAAAAAGAAAGAGAAGAGACGAAAAGCAGAGAGAGTTCGTCGCAGAGAAGAACAAAAAAGATTAAGAGCGAAAGAAAGACGCAATAGAAGAAAATAGATACTATTTATAGAGAACAATAAAAATTTAGGAGGTTCAAAGTGGGTGCTGATTCTTGGAAAATTCACGCAGGTATAAATCATGTGGGGTCATATCAGGTAAGTGGGATTCCATTTGCTACTGCTTCCGTTGATGCCATGGCGGCTTCTGGGACGGTGGTGAGATTTCCATATGTTACGAAATGGGTCAAGATTGAGACTGGCGAGAATGCTGATTTAAAGATTGGGTTTTCTAAGCACGGTATTAATGGCCAGGGTCAAAATTATTTTAAGCTCAAGGGAAACCCTACTGGCAACGATAGTGGAGTTTTAGAGTTAAAGGTTTCTGAAATTTGGTTGTCTGGTTCTAAAAATTGCTCTGTCCTGGCAGGGTTAACGGGCATCCTCCCCCAGAGGGCTGATGGAATATCGGGACCAAGTTGGTCAGGGTCTGCTGGTGTTGATAGCTTTTCACCTTAATTGAACTTTAATAAGCTCGCATTTTTAATTCAATTGGGTAATTAAGACATGGCTACTAATTTTGGCTGGAAATCAATGGACACGCCGTCAGCGGCAGCAGATATTGCTGAGGCGATTTCGTGTAGTGCCGGTGGCAATAAATCACAAGAATATATTTCCGCAATTGAATTAACTGGCACTGCTGGCGGTGGCTCAGATGGAGCCACGCTGGCATATGAATGGACACTATTAGATCCAGACGGCACCCAACGAAACTATTGGATAACTGGTTCTAATCTTAGTAGTATGTCATTTAATCCAGTCGATTTTCCATTTGCTGGCAATTGGGTGGCAACGTTGGTTGTCAGTTCATCTGACTCCGACGATCTTCCCGCAAGCTCTAGCGCAATTGTAACACTTGGTTCCAGTAGCTGGATCCGATTCAATCCAAATTATGGAGTAGAATATCATTATACCGGAGCAACCGCCGCATCCGGACCTTACCAAACTTTGGTTTGGGCAGACTCTGGCACGTTTACAGAAGTTACTTGTTCTGTGCCTCCCGCTGACAAGCAAAATATTACTGAATTCTCCATCCAGTGGGTTAATACTACCCTCGCCCTCGGCGGTAGTGGGAGTTTACATCCAAGCGGCACATTTTATTCGGTTGAAACTAAGCTGATATACGATGCGGCAAACATGCTAACCACTAGTGACGAATTTTATGCTGGGTGGGTTATCGGAAACCCCCAAGAACACGATGGCCATGGAAGTGAAGATTGGGCATCAGTAGATTTAAGTTTGATAATGTCTTGGTATGGAGGCATAGGCGAGTCTAACACTCAAAAAGTAGCAATTAAGGGAACCAACGCCAACATTAGTTGGATTACCGGCAAAACTGGAGCCGACCGCCTTTACAGTGCCTTCACCACCCAGCCGCTGAACCAAGACCACGGAAGGTCACAGCTTAAATCTGTTAAATATATGAGGGTTTCTGGCGGTCTCGCCCGAGAGGCAAATCTAAACACTAACACAAATACTCAGATTGTTAAAACTGGTTCGATAATGAAGCTCGGCGCAGTTGTCGGAAGGGGCAACGAAGGGCTCACCTTAACGGCTTCAGTGAGAGCAAAGTGGTATTATAGAATTAATCGTATGGGCATCATTACGGCTGATTATCACTTTTAAAAGGGAGACTATTTAAGATAAAATGGCTAGATTTAATTGGAAATATGGAACCTTAGCAGTTGCAGAAGCCAGCCGTAGTCCAGTTACGTGTAGCGCCGGCGCCAATCAAAAACAGGAATATATTTCTCCCATTGAATTGACGGGAACTGCCGGTGGCGGATCAGATGGAGCCACATTTGGATACGAGTGGATGTTGACAGACCCAGAGGGTAACAGTAGGGATTATTGGATAACTGGCTCAAACCTCTCCAGCATGTCGTTTAATCCTGGCAATTTCCCATTTGCTGGTAATTGGGTGGGAACATTAATTGTTAGCTCTTCCGATCCTGATGACGCCATACAAAGCTCAAGCGCCACAGTTACTATAGGAAGTTCTAGCTGGATTCGGTTTAATCCAAATTATAATATAGACAACCACTATTCAGGTTCCTCTAATTCTAATGGACCAGCCGGCAATCCAATATATTACGATTTGGTTTGGGCAGACTCTGGCACATTTACAGAGGTCACTGCCTCCGTTCCATCACAGGATGCCAATAATATGTATGAGTGGTCAATCCAGTGGTTTGATACAACGTTGCCTATTGCCGGTAGTAGTAGTGCAATTCCAAGCGGAACAATAAGATCAATTGATTGGAAAATAATTTTTGATCCAGATAATATGCTTACTTCTAGCGATGAGTTTTATGCCGGCTGGATAGTTGGAAATCCTCAAGTTGAAGATAGCTTCACAAATCAACAGTGGACCGCCGCCGGAATTGATTTTGCTGCTGGATTACTTTATTTTGGTGGACCAGGCGAATCAAGCACACAAAAATATCTTCTCACAAAAGCCCCCGGCACAACAACGCTTAGTTGGGCTAGTGGCGCCGGTGCGAATGGCTCAACATCAGGCGTGGGCTCATTTTTGTTTGATATGGTTCAGGATCGCGATACCACATATTTTGACCGTCCAAAATTTGATGAAATTCGCCTTACTCGCGTATCGCAGAGCGTGGCCGAGGCCAATGCCTCCACTGCTGCAAATCTGGAACTTGTTCAAACATCTTCGATAATGAAGCTCGGTGCTTGCATTGCTAGAGGAGATGGGGGGCTTACTTTAACTGCGTCTTTAAGGGCAAAATGGTTTTACAGGATTAATAGGAACGGTGATCACAAACCTGATGGTATTTTTTAATTTGGAGATTTTTTTATGAGTGTAGCATGTATAGTATTTGAGGGTGTTCGGAGTGAGGCACTGGGAGAGGCAGTGCTTTATATTGATAATCGTGGTTCAACATCGTATTTGATATCTGATTTGTCGGCAGCTTGGTCCGATTTAGCCCCTCTTGATTTAAATAAGCGCGGGGAACTAATTTTAAAATTGGCTTCTTGGTATATAGAAAATAGAACCACCGTTAATATAAAGATAGTAGACAGTATATTCGAGATAGATAATTTAACAAATAGTGTTTATCTAAATTGTGAGGTTCCTGATGACCAGGGACGCCCAACGGCATATCGTGTTACCCCAAGAAGGGGCAATATGTATTCTGTAGAGTGGGAATAATCTTTCTTTTTAGGTTGTTGTGCACTATTTACTGTGAAAAAATGTTTTTTTAGGAGACCTTTATGTCAAGTTTATTGAAAGAAGCGATTGTTGATGCAAAAGCTTTGAGAGAAGCAGCGTTAAAGAACGCTGAAACTGTTGTTATCGATAAGTATTCTGATGAAGTGCGTCAGACTTTAGAAAAGCTTCTTGAGCAAGATGATTTGGGGCTGGACTTAGGCTTGGGCGCCGAGGGTGGCGAACTTGATTTGGGTGCTGACACCGGCGATGCCACCATTCCCACACTAGAAGAAGAAGCCGAGGACGATATCAGCGAGGATGTTGAAGAGGTTCCTCTTGGCGCGACCGATGAGTTAGCTGAGATGGAAGGTAAGAATTTAAAGAATATTCCCGGTGAAGGCCACCCCGTCGAGGTTACGCTTGATCTTGGAGCCCTTCGTGAAGCTGTAGAAACTCTTCAGAAGGAGATTGAAGAAGATTTAGAATTCAGTGAAGATGACTTGGCTGAAATTCTTTCCGGCGATGAAGAAGTCGTTGAGGAAGACGGCGCCGCATCTGACGCATATGTTCAGGCAAATGGCGCCGACGATGATGATGCTGAGGGCGCAGCCTCTGGTGTCAAGACTTCCGCACAGGCAGAAGAAGACGAGAATCTTCTGAAGACCATGGAAGAAAATGAAGATATTGAACTTTCCGAGGAACTTATTGATTCCATCGTAGAAAAGTTGACTGTTGATATGGGCGCAGATTTATCTGGCTGGGCAGGACGACCCGATTTCCAGGTTAAGCAAGAGATGGAACAAGAGCTTGCTCATCGCCGTAGCACAGAAGTAGAAGAAGAATTAGAGACTTTGAAAAAAGCTCAAGAAGAGTTGGTTTTTGAAAATAAGCAACTCAAAGAGCGGCTTTCACAATATGAAGAAGCAACTAGCGAGTTGAAGGAGGGCTTACAAACTGTAAACCTTTCTAATGCCCGTTTGCTTTATACGAACCGTGTTTTAAGAAATACCTCCCTAAATGAGCGGCAGAAGAAAAAGATTGCCGAAGCTATTTCCCAAGCTGGTTCAGTCACAGAAGCGAAGACAATTTATAATACGCTTGAAAGCGCAGTGGAGTCGCGACCTAGCCGTCGCCCTCAATCACTAAGCGAAGCTATTACCCGTCCGTCTTCTGTTATTCGTGCTTCCCGCAAGGAAGTGCAAAATACTGATCCATTCGCAGAGCGAATGAGAAAACTAGCAGGTATTAATTAATTTTAAAGGAGGATATATATTATGTCTAGTATTGTCGAAAGATTGACGGAAGGCATCGTCAATCGTGACGTGCGTGCCGAAGGTAACGCATTGTTAAGTAAATGGGAAAAGACCGGTCTCTTAGAAGGTCTTGAAAAGGACACTAAGCGCCACAACATGGCTCGTCTACTGGAAAACCAGGCGAAGGAACTTCTTCGTGAGACGAGCACGATGGCGGGTAGTGATGTTGAGGGCTTCGCGGCTGTCGCATTCCCCATTGTCCGTCGCGTTTTCGCGAGTCTGATTGCTAACGATCTCGTTAGTGTTCAGCCGATGAGTCTGCCTAGTGGGCTCATCTTCTTCCTAGATTTCACCACTTCAACGAATGGTGCGGGACTTCCCCGTCTAGGTTATGGTTATGATGGGCCTCGCGCCGTTGGTGAAAAATCACTATTTGGTGGTGATCGGGTTGCAGCAGAGATTACTGGTGGTGTTCGTATTACCGGTTCTTTCGCGGAGCTTGGTCCCTACAACATGAACAACGGTTACGCTTCCCCCACGGGTTCCGGAACCCTAACCTGGGCTGGTCTTCTTTCGGGAACGTTCGGTGCTGGTGGAGAGCTTGACAAAGTTGTTCAGTTCGATCCGGAGTTCACTTCAGGGACGACCAACCTTGCTGTTCTTTACGCTGATATCAGTGGACTAGACCAGTTCAACAAGGAAAATCTTTCAACACTAGTTCTTTCTGGTGGTGTTGGTCTTACCCGTGGTGCAAACCTTGATGATGTTCAGTGCCGTCGCCTAACGCGATATAGCGGTTCTAGCACTACTAATGCCATTTTCGTTCTGGCTTCTTATGGTGGTGGTCGCTCCGCTGTTAACCTCAGTGAGTCATTGGCTGCTACAACCACGGTTAAGTTCCCCCAAACGGATGACTTTGCTGCTGGTGGTGCAACCGGTGCTGTTATTGGACAGTCCTCTTGGGGTCTTGAAAATAACGAAAGCATCCCCGAGATCGACATTAAGGTCGATTCCGTGGCTGTTACCGCAGTGACCAAGAAGCTCAAGGCCAAGTGGACGCCAGAGTTGGGACAGGATCTTAATGCCTATCACAACCTTGACGCCGAGGTCGAGCTTACTTCAATTCTCTCTGAGCAAATTGCTCTTGAGATTGACCGTGAGATCATCGAAGATCTAGTCATCGGTGCGACGACCAAGGAATACTGGTCACGCTCCCCCGGTCTCTTCGTGGACCGTGCGACTGGTGCTGAGATTGGTGCCTCTTCTAAGGCTCCTGACTTCACGGGCACTGTCAGTGAGTGGTATGAGACTCTCGTTGAGACCATCAACGATGTTTCCGCCACGATCCACCGTAAGACTCTCCGTGGTGGCGCCAACTTCGTCGTCTGCGGACCTGAAGTTGCTGGTATCCTTGAGTTCACGGCTGGTTTCCGCGCCTCTGTCACTGTTGATGACGAGACCGGTTCCATCGGTGCTGTCAAGGTTGGTTCTCTAACCAAGAAGTTCGATGTTATTGTAGATCCTTATTTCTTCCGTAACGTTGTCCTGGTTGGTCGTCGTGGCTCTAGCTTCCTAGAGTCTGGTTATGTATACGCACCTTATGTGCCGCTACAGACGACTCCCACCATCTTTGGACCGGAGGACTTCGTGCCCCGTAAGGGTGTCATGACTCGATATGCCAAGAAGATGGTCAGACCTGATATGTATGGTTTGGTCCTTATTCGTGGTCTTGTCGGTGAGTCTGGTGGCTCCTGATTGATTAACTAACAGTTAATTGATTAAATCCTAAAACCCCCGCTTCGGCGGGGGTTTTTTGCTTTTCAGACACTATATATTATGTAAAGCACAGGAGGGAGATCATATGAGCGCCATTGGCACAAGAAGAATACAGACTCTCATTAATAATAACAACAATGAATTAGTAACGCAAGCAGCATTACAGGCAAAAAAAGTAAAATTTTACCCAGCAGATCCAACTACTGGATTAGTGAGTTCTAGTCTGGTGCTCACCGAGGCTGATGCTGGAAAAATTGTTTTAATCGATGCTTCGTCATCGGGCAACCTCACAATGACGTTGCCTACGGCTGTCAAGGGAATGCATTTTACTTTTCTGCTTGGTTCGAATAGTCATTCTGCTGCCGAAGTTTTAATTGATTCTGGCGTAACAAACGGAATTAGGGGAGTGAGCCAAGGAGTTGGTAATGCCGTTTACGTTAATATAAACGCCCAGAGCGTAGGATTTGCGGATGCTGAAAAGCGCGGCGCCGTGATTGAGCTTGTATACATTGGCAATAGATGGTTTATAAAACACGCGGTTAGCACCATCGCACTTATTACTTCTTTCTCCTGATGAGAATTAAATTAAAAAATTAAAAGGAAAAACAAATAATGAGTAAGGGAAATTTAAGCACCAGAAGAGTTCAAACTCTCATCAACAAATCCAATCATGAGTTCCAAATTCAAGCGGAACTTCAGGTAAAAAAAATAAAATTTGCCCCAACGGACCCAACTAGTGGATTGGTGGCTGCTGACCATACCTTTAGTGAGAATGATTCTGGCAAGGTCATCTTAATCGATGCAAGCGGAGAAGCCAATCTCACGATGACCCTTCCAACCGCAGAAGTGGGGATGCATTTCACATTTATGCTTGGTGCGAATAGTCACGCCAACTCCGAAGTTATAATTGATGCGGGCTCCGGCGTGAACATTCGTGGAATCAGCACGGGAGTTGGCAACGCGACTTATGTTAATATAAACTCTCGCACCGTTGGCTTTGCTGATGCTGAAAAGCGAGGAGCAATGATTGAACTAGTTTATACTGGCCATTGGTTTATAAAGCACACCACCAGCACAGTAGCGCTTATCACGAGTTTTAGTTAAAAGGAATCAAATATTAGAATCCCCCCGGAGTTTTCCTTTGTATTGGGATGGCGAAAATTTCACGACGACGGCACCTTAAAATGTCGATCTGCCAAAAAATACCGCCGGCAATTTTTTGAGATTTTTCGTTTTTAAGAAAATAGAGAAAGAACCCTCGGCACTGCTGGGGGTTTCTTCTTTTATAAACTAATTAAACTAGCGGGAGATCTACTGAATGCCAACTAATTTAAGTCCTAAGACAACCACCAGTGCAGTAATACTGCCCTCCACTGGAACAATAAGCAATGTATCTGGTGCTGTTCCTTTTGGAATGTATACCGGCTCTAATCCTTTTTTGAGTGGCGCCGCACTACAAGTAAATTATGTATACAGGAAGCTTGGTGGGGACGTTGTTGATATTGAATTGACGGCGGCGAATGTTTATTCTGCGTATGAAGAGGCAGTTTTAGAATATTCCTATATCATTAATTTGCACCAGAGTAAAAATATTCTTTCTGATGTTCTTGGCAACCAGACGGCATCCTTTGATCACAGAGGTCAGATAACATCTGGCGCCACAGGCGTTAATTTAAAATATCCAAGATTCCAATTTTCATATGCCAAAAATATTGGTGACGGTGTTACGCAGGCTGCCGGATTCGGAGGCACGGTGCCACAATATTCCGCATCTTTTTCACCAGTTACAAATATCCAAGATTACGACTTACAGAACATAATTAGCAGCGCCTCGACTTCTGGGGTTGATGATGATGGAACTGCTGTGCCATTTTCAGGAAAAGTTGGAGATTCGCGTGTTATCATCACAAGGGTTTTTTATAGGTCTCCACGAGCGATGTGGCGATTCTATGGGTATTATGGAGGTCTTGGCGTTGTTGGGAACTATTCAACATATGGGCAGTATTCTGATGATGCCACGTTTGAAATTATTCCAACTTGGCAAAATAAAATGCAAGCGGTAATGTATGAAGATTCAATTTATACTAGAACCTCGCATTATGCTTACGAGATCAGAAACAATATGTTAAGATTGTTCCCAACTCCAAGTTATTGGGGGTTTGACGAAACGGATCGTATATGGGTTCAGTTTTATGTCGATAACACAAACGCCTGGGATTCAAATGATGATTATGACGACGGAAGAGATGGCATAAATAACATTAACACAATTCCATTCGATAACATCCCATATGAAAATATTAATGCCATTGGAAAACAGTGGATTAGAAAATATGCCCTTGCGGTATGCAAAGAGATGTTGGGCCAGATTCGAGGCAAGTTTACGACAGTTCCAATTCCTGGTGAGAGCGTGACTTTAAATCACTCTGAATTGTTGTCACAAGCAAAAGAGGAGCAACAGCAGCTTAGAGATAAACTGATGGAGATCCTAGATACTGTCACTTATTCGGAATTGGTCAAGACAGATGCAGAAATGACAGAAGCTGCCGAAAATACTTTCAAAGCTTCACCTCTTCCAATATTTGTAGGATAATAAATGAATGGCAAATGAATGGAAACAACCAGATAAACTGCCCCCTCCACTTTTCTTTGGTAAAAAGGAAAGAGACTTAGTAAAACAGGTTAATGACGAATTAATTGAAAACGTCATTGGACAACAGGTTTTATATTTTCCTATTGATCTTGAAACGACCAATTTTCACGATTTATATGGTGAGGCCATTGAAAAAACTTTTTTGCCTCCAGTTAGAGTATATGCTATGGTTGAGTTTACCGATTTTTCTACTTCTTATCTTCCAAACGTAGGTATGGACAAGACTTGGGAGATCAACGTTCATTTTCACAAGAGAAGATTGGAAGAAGACCAAGATATGTATGTTCGCGAAGGTGACTTTGTTGCCTATGGAGATTATTATTACGAGATAGTTAAACTATCAGAAGATACAAAGTTATTTGGTCAAGTTGACCATGGTTTTGAAATTTCTGCTAGATGTAGAAGAGCAAGAAGGGGACAATTTGATGCTACCTGATGAATTTGATTTTGCGATGCTTCCTCCGGGAAGTGATTATAAGCTAAAAGACATAGGGATGCTTGCGTCTACAATAGAGAACATAGACTATGCTATGACTTCTTGGCTAAAAGAAGACCTTAGACTTAGTGTATTTAAAAATGAAGGATATACGCCTGTTCCTGTTTTTTGGCAGACCCCAGAGCGCTCTTTTCAAATTAAAAGCAATACAAACTTGAGGGATGACGGTGGCTCATTATTGCTCCCGGTTGTCAGCATAGAGAGGACCGGTGTTACAAAAGATCCCGCACGCAAAGGCAGCTATCAGGCACATAAATATTCTGAAGATAAAAACGGCAGAACTGGTAGGCTTGTCATTGCGCGAGAAATTGTGCAAGATAAGACCAGAAATTTTGCTGTTGCGACTGGCATTCGCGCAAATACGCCAGGCACAAAGCAAAGGTATTATCCACGAGTTAATAAGCGAGTTGTAATTCGAAGCTTGTCTGTCCCTATAC